TTCTCGTTTCTTGGCTGATGCCACTATCGGGATATGGTATTTCACTCACTTGGTAAGTTCCATGCTTGCCAGCCAACTTTATGCCATAGGTGTAGCGCGGCTTTGATGTTGACATCAGGGTAAAACAGGTCATCAAGTTTGATAATGATGCCAGCCTCGATCAGCCACAATTTGTGAGCGCCATTGACTTGAAATAATCCACGTGAGCCACCATTGCGGTCTTTGCCGTTGAACGCCAGAGGGTTACACGCGCTCTCCCGTTGCAAAACTCGCAAAATGGTTGGTGACTCACTGATTGGCCAGCCAGCAAGTATGGCATCGTTCAGGTATTCCATGCAGCCTTTAGGTGCAGCTGTGGTTGTGGTCGTAGCCAGCACTGTTGTGGTGGGCACAATGCTGGTTAATGTGATGGTTACTTGCCCACTGGTCACTGGTTGGTTGTCAGACGGCTTACTAGCGTCCCAGAGCAGGGTAAACGCCGCTAAGCCACTAATGAACCATGCACCTATTTTAATCGTTAAATAGCTCATTTTTTCTCCAATTGGTAAGGCGTTCCCCATGAGTCACCAACAGCACTCTTAAACGCAATTTGCGCGTGTAGCACTTTGTCTGTTTCAGGGTCACGGAATATCTGCACCAAGACCATTTGCTCTGTGTCTAGGTGCGTGGTGTAAACCTCATAAACGTATGTTTTTGCGTCTGCCATTGCATCTCCTATCGCCGGTACTACGACCATAGGGCATCAGTGTGGCAATTCGGTGAATACCCTCTTAAACGCTTGCTGTATAAGGCTTGTAGGTTGCTTGACAAAGGCTGGTGAGACTTCCACGTGCAGCCAATCGCCACCCGGTGCGCCTGCAATCTCTGGCTTGCTGTAAGACTTCCAAGCCTGTCGGTCACAGCGCCAGCCTCTGCCAAAAGCCTTGGGAAAATAGTCAAGCACTTGTTCAACACCTAATTCGTTTGCGTTTGCTAACACGATGTTGATGAACGCAATAGCGCCTTTACGGTTGGCTGTTGAGTGTTTCTCTGACGGCCTGTAAGACAAGTCAACTGCTCGACCAGTGGCGTGAACCGATAGTTGATCGTCTTTGCCGTGCATCTGTCTTATTCCCCAACTGCCGTTATTCCAAATTGCGCCGCCACCGTAAAGCACTGCGCATCGTATCCATTCGTCCATGCCGGGCAGTGGGCCTGCAGCTGCGCCGTCAGTGTTGCCCGTGTATGGCCGTGAGCCGATCACTTTAGGGTTTGCTGCTACAAGGCTCATGGTGTTGTTATTGGCTCTGCAGGTTTGCGCTTAAGACCGTTAGCGGCAACAAGACCAGACAACGTGCCAGTCATAAACACTGTAAGTGTCGAGAGCAAGTCAATAAATTGTGCGTCATTAGGTGACTGCTCAAGCGGCTGGGTTACAAACAACAAGCCATAAACAAAGCCAATAACGGTAAGTGCAAACGTCACTGCAATTGTGCAACCAACAAACACAATCATGCGTGCATGTAAGTGTTCTATTTCTGCTTTTTCCTTAGCCATTAGAAACCCTTTCGCATTGAACCATTGTGTTACATCGAGTTAGCACACTGTTGCGTACTTTTAGCGGCGCGTTAGTTCGTGTTGTTTCGCACGCGGTCAGGGCAAGTGCAAGCATGACGCTAATCCGCAAAAGGCGCAAACTCATTAGATGGCTCTGGTAGTGCAGCAATTTCGTCTGCTGTTAGTTCGCGAACAATTGTTTCGCCTGTAATGGCATCGTGAAATGTACCAATTAAAGGTTGAGACATATTTAAGCCTTTCGGTATCCGTAAACGGTAATAGTACCTGTGCAAGAACCGCCGACTTGCCAAGAAAAACCATCATAAGAAGTTGTGTTAGACAGATAGCCTCCCACCATTATTAAAAATCGACTGTCTGGCGTATAACTTCCTTGCGTTGTTGATGTTAGACCAGTGTATTTAGTAGCAAAAGGATTATAAAACTCTAATATGTCCATGCCTGCTGCGCCTGAAGAGTGTGCGCCAACACGAAAACTTGACGTACCTGTGCTGCCTTGACTGCTAACCGAGCCGGGCAAAAAATCTGCACCTGAGTAAAGATATGCAGTACCGCCCGTATTTGTTGCGCCAGTTCGCATTTGCACGACTGGCACAACATTGCCTGTAATAGTTGCAACCTCGACTAACACACGATAATTGTCATAGGTTGCTGTAAAACAATTGTTTACATTTATTGTCGTACCACTAAATGTAGTGCTAGTAACATATACCAGACCGCTGTTAGCCAAATAGGTGTTGGTATCAGCTGCGGTCAGGACGCTGCCTGCTGTAAATGTTTTAACGGCCATAGTGTTTTTATCCTAACGCAATAGGCAAATAAGAAATGTGATCTATCAAGGTATGCCTAACCTGTTTTCGTCAAGCACACCATAAACCGATGAGTCTAAAATAAACTCTGCATAAACAGACATTTGGCTTAAATACAAAGTAAACGTGGTTTGGTCGGGTGCAGCAGAATAGCCAATCCCTTCGATGGCACAAATCTCTGTTGTTGTGACCGCAGCACCCGGCACTACATATTCAAGATAAATAATCGGTGCGGAACTGTAATTACTGAACATGGAATTTATGCCGTTGTTTTCTTGCATGACATCTGTAAATGTCACCTCGTAACGCAAGTCGTTAGGTTCAGATGTGGCATTTGCCAACCATTGCGCCCTAGCCAAAGCATCAGCATTACTGTTATTTGCGGTGCTAACACTGTAAAACCGTGCGCCGTAAGCGGTAACGCTGGTTGCGTTTGTCGCTGTTTGGTCAGATGCCACAGGTGGGTCAACGGTAACTGTGTTAATAAAGTTTTGTCCAGCAGATATGCGCCGAAAGTTTTGATAAAGCACATATAAATCGCCTGTTGACGCACCTTTAATTGGTTTTAATGTAACTGCGTTTGTTACTGGTGAACCAGTTTGTTCGGCAATTCGCAACGACAAATTGTCTGCAGATTGGTATAACTGTGCGGTTGTAAATTCAGTTTTTAAGTTTGTGTTTATTCGTGCTGCCAATGTCCCGGTATAGGTGGCAGCAGCAGCCGTCGCAAATCCAGTCGAACTAATCCACCCCATATCTGCTGGCAAAGCACCAGACGCAACAGTGAATTGGTTGACCATTTGGGATAAACAATTTTCTGCTGTCAATGTAAAATTCGTTACTTGGACACGGCCTGCGCGTGTCATCCAATCATCAAGAATTATGGTTGCTGTGCTATCGGTGTTAGTGCCGCTTGATGTGTTTGTGCCTTGTGCATCGTTAAATTGGACTTCTGAAACCCAAAAGTTTTGTGCGTCAAGACCTGTGCCGTTGTCTAATTGAAATTCTTGACCAATTGGCCAATCTGCTATTTGGTTGTTGTTGTTGGAAATTGTTACAACAAGTTGTTGACCAGAATAATCATCTAAATAGTTTTGTTTGCCTCGAAATCGTGTAAACGACCTGACTTGGCTGCTTTTATCTACAGCAGATGGCAATGATCTAAATGCCCAAGGTATTCGAGCGGCCATTACATTGCCCGCGTGTTGAGTGGAACAGGGCCGTTACTGCGCACATAGCGTTGCAAAGCCAACACAATCTGGTTGGGGTCACCACCGTTGACGTTGATGTTTATGGTGTTGCCCATACCGCCGCCAGCGTTATTGCCGCTTAGTGGAATTACGGCTTCTGGGCCGCGCTCGCCAATCATGGCCAATGTTGGACTAGTAACAATTCCGCCATTTGCAAGATATGGAATATCTGGCACGTCAAAGCCTTTGCCACCTAAAACTGGCACCCAAGATGGAAATGAAAACGATAATTTGCCAATGGTGTTATTCCATAATGTTGCAATTCCGTTAAAAATGCTTTTGTAAATACCTAGCACGGTATTGAAATAGTTTTTAAGTGTGTCAAACGCAAATTTTGTGCCTGTAACTATTCCATCTATGACGGTGTCAACAACTTTACGCACTACATCAAATTTAAAATACAAAGCGACAAGCGCAGCAATCACTAAGCCGATGCCTAAAGTTGCAAACCCAACCATTGCCAATTGAGCGGCAGTAAGACTCAACGCAAACACAGTGTTAACCAATGTGGCAATTCCTACCGCAGTGTTAAACACCAAAACCGCAGCTGACACTGCCCCAATTACACCTGCAATAATCAACAAAGTTTTTGTGTTTTCTTGCGCCCAAGCACCTAATTTTAAAAGCACTGGCAATGCGGCTTCGACAATTGGTATTAAGGCAGCCCCTATTGACTCTTTTGTTTCCGCTAATGCTATGCCTAAACGTTTCATACCGCCGTCAGCGGTTGCGGCAGCTGCGTCTGATGCTCCACCAAATGACCCACCTAAAACCGCTATCACCTCATCAAGCGATGCGCCATCTTTAATCATGGCTTTTATCTCTGGTGACAGCGCTTGCAAGCCTTTCATATTGCCGCCATACGCTTTAGCTAAGGCATCAGAAACTTCCGCCAATGACTTGCCTGACCCTGCAGAAATATCTTGAGCCAATCCCAACGCGTCAGTAGCTGTAGCAATATCTTTAGTGCCACGTACAAGGGTTGCCAGTGCTGGGCGCAAATCAGAATCTGCAACACCTGACGCAAGACTCATTTTGCTAATCATTTTTTCGGATGCTTTTACTTGTGCGTCAGTTGCGCCAGTAACATTTTTAAGGGCTAACGCAAGTTGTACCTGTTCGGCTTCATCATCCATTGCGGCTTTAGTAGCACCGAACAATGCAACACCAATACCAGCAATCGCGGCAGCTGCAGGTAGGGCTGCCTTTTTTAGTGCAAACGACGTTTTAGCGCCAGCGCCCTCTAATTGTTGAAATTGTTTAATTGCTTTGTCAACGGCTTTGCCATCGTACTCTGCCACAATTGGAATAGATAAGCCCATTAGCGCAATCCGCCTTGTATCTCTGTTTGAGTTTTCTCAATCATCGCCACCATTGCCTGCTCTATTCCGCGCCGCGCTTTATAAACGGCAGGGCCAATAAGACGTGTACGACCTGCACCAACAAAACCAAGTTGATTGCCAAGTTTGTTTGCGTTGGCTCGACCAGCGGTCTCAAAGATTGCTGCCGCAGGGTCTTTTTGCTCAATCAAAATTACGCCAACAGCGTTACGCCGGCTGTCAAATTTAACTTGAACACCTTTTGTGGCTTTATCAACTTTAAATGGGAACAGTTGACGGCCTCGACTAGCCCAACCGTATTGCATACCAGATAACGGCACTTGTGTATAAACGGCTTTAGCCGCAACAACGGCTGGTTGTGCAATAGATATTGCATCGGCTTTAAATTCTTTTTGCAACGATGGGTCAATAGCACGCAAAGCGTTGATGGTGTCTTTAACTCCTGCTACTTGAATTGTTGCTGATGCCGACATTGTTACCGCTTCCGTTGCTCGTTTATAACTGTAATCACTGTGAGCAAGTCGCGTGCGCCAAACACTATTTGTTGTTCAGGCCAAAAACCTGTTGCGGCACAAACTTCGGCTAGTTGCCGTCGATAAGTGCCGCGTCCGTAGGGTTTGGGTTTGTCATGTCCGCTTCTGGCAGAATACTCATTTCTGGGTTTTCTTCAAGCCATTTCATGTAATCATCAGGCAATTTCTCGCCTTTGACCTTTAGCAATGTGTATGCCCAAAATGACCAATCGCGCCAACCTGATTGCTCTGCGTCCATAGGCTTTTTGTTAAATTTTTCTTCCCACAACGCTGTACTAAACAGTGTGGTGTAAAGGTATTCTGGCTCTGCATTGACGGTACGAGTTAACTTAAGTTTGATGCGCATATTGCCTGCCTTGTGTCGGGCCGTTGCCGGCTGTGATTGGTTACGCTACAGCCACGCTGTACACGCCCCCCGTAAATACCAAATCTATGGTATCTAAAGATCCGAGCGCGGCATTTACGATTGGTAGCGTTTCTAAATAGCAACCCGTCAGTGTTGACTCTGGGTTTGTTGCGCTAGTAGCTGCACTTGTTGGCTTAATCTTGACGGTTGTAGATGTGCCCACTAGTGCGGCCAATGTTGCGTAAGTCTCTGACGCAGCAAAACTGTTGTACATGGTCAAAGTCAATGTGCTGTTTTCTAGACCAGCAACATAAACGCGTGCGGTCTTGCCAAACGATGTGCTTTCCAATGCCTCGATCACGCGGGTTAAGTTGGCAGAGCTGCACTGGTCTGTCATGTCAACTGCGTTAACTGTGACAAGTGGGTTTGATAGGTAAGTACTGGTGGCCATCTGGGTTACTCCTCGTTAGGTTCTGTATTAGTTTTAGCACTTTTCTTAGTCTTAGGTGTGGATTGCTCAACAATAAAACCGCCAAAGAGTAGTGCTTCTACGTTGATGCCCTCTGCAGGCGTGTACAAGTCTCCCACAACGCCAAGTTTGCTGGAAACTATTAGGTATGTCATGCGGTTTGTGCCTGCACTTTCACTGTTAGGTCATAGCAAGGGTACGATGCGCCGCCAATGTCCAAAGACCCCGGCTGACCAGACAAAACAATTACAGGCGAGCCAAGCACTTTCGCTGTAATGCTCAAAATGTCTCGTAGCACTGGCAACCCTGCAGGCCCAGAGCCAACAACTTTGATAGGGAAATCCATTGTCACAATGTTGCCGTTGCCAGCGTAAGTCGTGAAACTAGGCGCTTGGACGAACACACAGTTGGGCACAAGGCGTGTTGGGTCAGTTACACAGCGGATGCCACTAACGGCCGTTAGAGAGGCTGCTAGATCGTCTATGGCCTCGTTTAACAGGTCGGTGTAAGCCATTAGGCAACCGCTGGTCGGGGGATGCCCAATAATTGCTTAACGATTGGTGTCAATGATTGTTGGGTTGGTGTACCCATTGTGTCAAACGCGGCAAACGCGGTTTCTATTGACCCTCGACTACGCCATAGAGCTGCGGCATACATGAGCGTGCCTAGCGTGACATCCGTGCCCGGTGAAGTGCTTAATCCGTCGTGGTAGCCAGACTCTTGACGCCTACGGTAACAAAACACATTGGCGGCGTTTGTGGCTTGTGTAGCAAGCGTGTAATCGTCTGATGGGTTTGTAATTGTTACCCCCAAATATGTGACCAGATCGGCAACGGTAATCCAAGTACATAGTTGCGTGTAAACAACAGTGCCAGCGTAATCAACTACATAGTTAACATTTGTGCCAGTGGCGGCGTAAATGATTTGGTTTGGTCGAGAGACGTTTGCGTCAAACTCAAATTCGCCTGTGGTTGTATCCACCCCAATAAATTCATATTGGGGCAGATCAAGCACTTTGAATGTGCCGTTGAAAGGCGCAGCCAATCCACTAACTGTGATGTTTTCGCCTATAGCAATTTCTGTTTGTTCTAACGTGCTGATGCACGCGTAGTTAGAGAGGAGTTGCTTGCTTGCTGTTGTGTAACTTGACATGGCGGTAAGGCCGCCTTCCGACTAAGCCTGTGTGATTTTTTGGATCATGTTGGCGTTTGCTTTAAATGTGCAGAAGTATCCATGTGTGGAAATTCCGCGAGTGAGGGTAGATGGGTTGTCAACTGACAAAATGCCCTTCTGTTCCTCATAGATTTCAAAGCCAATGTCTTTCATAATGACCATTGTCTTTGTAGCAAAGTTGTTATCAACAACCATCTTGAGACCAAGTGGGCCAGTGTTTGCCCAATCGGTAACGCTTGCTTGTCCAAGTGTGTTTTGTCCAGCAAGACCTGGGCCGTTGACATAACCAAAGATTGGTCGGCCAGCGGTGTCAACGAGCTGTTGTACTGCACCCCAAGTGTCTGGGCTAACAAACATGTGCGTTGGCAAGTAGTTTGTTGCGTTCAATGTGACGATTGCGGCGTCATAGATTGACTTCAACAAGTCGGTGACTGACAAGTCCCAAACGCCAGCGGATGTTGCTGCAGTCAACAAGTTGTCTGCTGCTTCGTTGTCGGTTGCAATCATGTATTCGCCAAGCATGTCGTTGATAACGATTTGCAACGCGGCTGGGTCTGTGAAGTCGATTGTCTGGTAACTGATGTTTTGGTATGCAGCAAATGTCTTTTTGGTAACAGTGTTGTTTGCAACAACCATTGTGGTTGCTGATGCAGCTGCACCTTCCGTTTGTGATGCGGCAGTTGTGTGCGTTGTGATCGTTGGACGGTTGAAAGTTGCTGATGGTGTCGATGGCATTGCGCGTGCACCCAAAGCATTTACAACTGGACGCATGAAGTTCAGATCCTGAAAAACTGGACCGAGTTCAACTTGGGTCAAGAGACCGGGCACGCTTGTAAGAAATTCATCGCCTGCAGCTGCTTTAACTGTTGGTACTTTGTGGTAGTCGTTGTAATCTTTGAAGTTCTGTTGAGCCTTGACCCATGAGTCTCCACCTTGGTGAAATGACGCAATGTAATCCCAACGTGACATCAAACGTGGTTCGCGCTTCACTGATGCGGTAATTGGCTCTGTTGGAATGATGACTTCTGGTGCTGCTACTTCGCTCATGGTTTCTGTCTCCTGTGTAGGTTCTGTTTCTATAGTACTTATTTCTGGCTCATCTTGGTGGATACTCGCCGCCACTTGCGTGATGACGCTTCCCTCAAATGCTGGCTGGCTGACAAGACTTAATTCTTGCCATTTGGCTGACTCAATAACCATGACGCCGTTATCGTCGTGCCATTTAACTGGCTGTACGCCAACCGATACTGCGTCAATTGTGCCGTCGCTGGCCAAGATCATGGCTTCATCACCCAGACGGGTTGCCGATACTTTGGCTACAAACAGCATTGCGTCTGGTGTATCTAGGCGCTCGACCACTTGGCCAATGATTTGGGTTGAGTCGTGTTGCATGTAAAGTTTTGGGTTTTTGCCTTCGGCTGATAATGAGCCGGGCATAAAGCGCACTTGTGTGCCGTCTGAAACGGTTGCGGTTTTGCCGTACTCGACTGCGACACCAGAGATTTGGCGGCGTGGTGCGTCACCAGCTGCGGCGTCAACAGTGAACGTTGTTTCTGGTATAAGTCTGATCATGATGGTAATGTTACTCCCATAGGTGTGGCCATGTCTGGCAT